GCTCAATATCAGCCAGTCCACGGTAAGCCGTGATATTACGTGGCTACAAGCGCAATGGCTCACATCGTCTCTGGTCAACATCAACAAAGTAAAGTCAAAAGAGCTGGCCAAGGTTGACCGCCTGGAGCGGGAATACTGGACAGCCTGGGAGCGCAGTTGTGAGGATGCTGAGACCCTCACGCAGAAAACCAAGGGCAAGGTCGAAAAGCGGCAGGACGATGATGGTCGGTTTGTCGCCGAGCGGCCAGCAGAGGCAACTAAGACAAGCAAAGGACAAGCGGGCGATCCGCGATTCCTGGCAGGCATTCAGTGGTGCATCGAGCGACGGTGTAAGATTCTCGGCGTGGATGCGCCAACAAGGGCAGACCTGACCACCAAAGGCGAATCACTGAATGAGCGCGGAATCACTGAATCGCAGCAAGCTCAAACAATCGCTACACTCTTGGACACCCTCACAAATCACCTACATGGAGAAGGCGACTCAGGGTAACGCGCTGTGGGTGCCACAGTCGGTGCCACAGTGGCAAGCCTACCTGTCGCCCGCTGATGAACTGTTCTATGGAGGAGCCGCCGGTGGAGGAAAAAGCGATCTTGTACTCGGATTGTCGGTCACTGCGCATCGTAAGAGCATCATATTCCGCCGCGAGCTTACTCAGCTATCGGGTACCGCTGGCCTTATTGAGCGTAGCAAAGACATCCTTGTTGATGTTGCGCGATTCAACGGCCAGGAACATGCGTGGCGCGACATACCTGGAGGGCGTTCGCTTGACTTTGGAGCGTGCCAGTACGAGGATGACAAACGCCGTTACCAGGGCCGCCCCCACGATTTCATAGCGTTTGATGAGCTGACAGAGTTTCTACATTCGCAGTATCGCTTTCTGATTGGGTGGCTGCGTACAACGATAGAGGGCCAGCGGTGCCGAGTAGTGGCAACGGGCAACCCACCAAGTCACTCCGATGGTCAGTGGGTGATCGAGTATTGGGGGCCGTGGCTGGACGAGCACCATCCAAACCCGGCGCGCCCTGGGGAGCTGCGATGGTTTGCGGTCATAGATGGCAAGGACACGGAGGTGAGCGGGCCAGAACCCTTCGAGCACGATGGCGAGATGATAGAGCCCACGTCACGCACGTTCATCCCGGCAAAGTTAGCGGACAACCCATATCTCGCCGAGAGTGGCTATGGCAGGACGTTGCAGAATCTACCGGAGCCGCTGAGAACACAACTCTTATTTGGCGACTTCTCAATAGGGATTGGTGACGATCCGTGGCAGGTGATACCGACGCAATGGATACGACTGGCACAACAGCGGTGGAGGGAGAGAGAGCAACCCGATACGCCGCTATCTGCTGTTGGTGTGGATGTAGCCAGGGGGGGCGCAGATGAGACGGTGCTGTCGAAGCGGTATGACACGTGGTTTGCGCCTTCCGAGGCGTATGCCGGCACAGAGACACCAGACGGTCCAAGCGTGGCCGGGCTGGTGATTCTGGCCGTTGGGGATGAATTGAACGCGATGGTCAACGTGGATGTGATCGGCGTGGGATCCTCTGCTTACGACTCGCTGGCGCAGATGGCAACGGTCAACGTTGTGGGCGTGAATTTCGCCGAGGGGAGCAACGGACGCGATCGCTCTGGCATGTTGGCGTTTCGCAATGTGCGAGCTGAGGCTTATTGGACAATGCGTGAGGCACTGGATCCCGTGAAGGGGGACGACCTGGCGCTACCTCCTGACCCGCGCTTGCTTGCAGACCTGGCATCTGCCAAGTGGAAAGTCTCGGCACAAGGGATCCAGATTGAGAGCAAAGATGACATCAAGAAACGCTTGGGGCGATCCCCTGATTATGGAGACGCCGTTGTACTGGCACACTATGGGTGCTCCGGTGCCTGGATGACGCTGCTGGGGGACGAATGACACAAATCACAGGCGGGGCATTGGGATATAAGGCGCTGACACTTGGCGATTTCGACGAGTTCATGGATTGGGCGCTTGACAAAGGTGGTGACACCGACCCACAAGAGCTGTATCAGTGTGTGGCCTGGACGTTCTGGTGTGCGCAGCTCATAGCAAACTGCGTGGCTCAGATACCGAAGGCGTACTACCCAGAGGATATGGACGAGGACGAACAGGCAGACGACAACCAGGCGGAATGGGACATTGACCTGGCCCCGGTGGATTGGCGCGTGCGTATCTGGCTACAGTTGCACGGAGCGGCCTACGTGCTGAAGCGTGCCAACCGCGTGACCGTGCGTGACCTCCAGGTGCTCAACGCGAACACGATGAAAGTCGTAGAGATAGACAGCGACGGGCGACCGTCTAAGTTCAAGCAACAGATAGGAAGCAAGCCACCCAAGTTCTACAAGGCAGAAGAGATCGTCTACTTTCAGACGTGGAGCCCTGACCACGACATAGGCCCTGGTGTGAGCGCGGGGGGCGTGGGCGCTGAGCCTGGACAGCTCGTCAAGAACGCGAATGTGTGGGCGTCGGCGTTCTTTGCCAATGGGGCCATTCCTGCGGTGATGCTGACCACGGAAGGGCCAGTACCCCCGGTGGAAAAGAGCCGGATACAGGTGGCTTGGGAAAAGATTCTCAAGGGCGCTGGCAAGGCACACAAGACGGTTGTTCTTGAGCGGGGCCTAAAGCCAACCATAATCGGCCAACCCATCAAAGACCTCGCCATGCCCGATCTGGAGCGCACCAAACGCGAGCAGATCCTAGCCGCTCACCTCATACCGCCCGGCTTGGCAGAGGCAAAAACCAACAGAGCCGAACGAGATGCGCTGCAGTATGAGCTGTGGACGCAGACCATCAAGCCGCTGGTGAACATCCACACGCTACCCGCGTGGAACCGGCAGCTATTCAATCCGCTTGGCTTGCGGATAGTATATCAGATCAACAAGGTAGAAATCATCGAGCGGGCCGAGATTGCAAAGGCTGAGAGCCAGTCGTTCCTGGCCAGTGGCGTGGTGTATCCAGGATATGAGGCCAACCTGGTGAGCGTAGACGAGGCACGGCGCGTGATTAACCAGCTCCTTCTGTCTGCCGACATGCCGGGTCTTGATGAGGAATTCGAGCAAGAGGACCGCATCACGCCACCGCTGGAGGCACAAGCGCAATTTGCCAACGATAGCGCACCTGGTGCCGGCAACCAGCCAGGCCAGAGTCCACCCCCAAAAGCATTGGCCCCAGTATGGGGCCACCACCGGGTCTCTTTGCCGAACTAGCCCGGTGGAGAGATAAGGCCACAAGGCGCGGCCGCGATTGCACTTTTACAAGCGACATCATACCCGACTGGCTATGTGAACAGGTCAAGACAGCCATAGAACTCGTGGGCGTAGGCGATGCGTTCCGATTCCTCAAGGCAAGCGAACCGACCAGGGACCAGCTTGAGCGGCGAATGACCCGCGACGTGGGCGCTGTGCTAGATGAGTTCAGCGAGGAGGCTGCGCTTGCGGTAGAGGCCGGCACGCACCCAGACTACCAGAGCCTACAGGAGGGGCTACGGCTGGCGATTCTCCCCCTGCTGATAGGCATAGCCACTGAGCAGGCGATGCGGGTCAGCGTGAGCACGGGGGTGTCATTCGACCCGGCGGTAATCAACGTGCGGGCGGCGCAGTGGGCGCGGTCATACAGCTATGAGCTGATTAGCGGTTTGACCGAGACGACGCGCAACGTGGTTAGTGAGGCCATTTCCTCATTCATCGAGACGCCCGGCATGACGCTGGGTGACATTCACACGATGCTAGAGCCCGCGTTTGGCAAAGTGCGGGCCGAGATGATTGCCACGACTGAGGTCACGCGGGCATACTCAGCGGCCACGAACGAGACGCAGCAGCTATTGAACGAGACGGGGCTACAGATGCGGCGGGTATGGCATACCCGCAACGACGAACTGGTGTGCCCCATTTGTGGACCGCTGAACGGGCAACCAGAGGAACATTGGATCGCAGAGTTTCCCACTGGCCCACCAGCACATCCGCGCTGTAGGTGCGACGAGGGACTGAGCGCGTTTAGTGAAGAGTTCCACCGGGGCGAAGCGGTAGAACTGGCAAAGCAACGTGAGGCGTTCTTGAGGGAGCAGGGCTTGTGGCCGACGGCGTAACGATGACCGGCGAGCAAGTGATAAGGGCGCTCAACCACCTAC